ATTGCCATTTATCTTTTATTTACAAATCCATTATTAGGCATATCAGTAGGTCTAGTAGCTACTTTCTTGTCGTTTGTCTCAGGTTTAAACCCATCTTTTCTTGCTTGGTTTACGCTTATCTCAGCATTAGGGTTTGTAGCATCAGGATTTACACCCTTAGCCATATAAGTCTTTCTCATCCAAAAATGATGACAAGAACCTCCACCTTTATAAAGCCAAATATCATAAGTATCAGCACCATTTAGACCCCAACCTGCATTAACTGCTCTTTGAGACATTTGCTGAATATCCTCTTTACGATATATTTTCTTAGCAGATACCATCTTTCTACAGAAGTCTCTAGATACATTCTCTCCATTCTTTTTAGTAGTCTGTAATGGAGCGTATTGGTATCTTACTTTGAACCTTAGGTTCTCTACCTCTCCATCTTGGTCACTCTTAGCGTTAGGTCTAGCAGAACCAGTAGAAGCTAATCCAATCATCTTGTCAAGACTTTCCTCTGTATCATAGTCCACAGGTCTCTCATCTACAAGCTCCCACTCATCTAAGTTCTCATCCTCTCCAAAATCTACCATAAAGTCTGCTAACTCATCATCTACCTTAGGTTTATCAGAGGACATCTTTACTCCTGTTTCTTCTTCTCTAGTTTCCTTATCTACTACATTATCTAAGTCTGTAAACTCTAGCGGTTGTAAGGTCTTAAAGTATAGATTTAAGGAGATATTATTGTAACCTAGTACTTGGTCAAAGGCATCTATTAAAAGTGTCTGAAATGGTCTTATAACGGTGTTATCCATTAAGGTAGATGCGGTCTCTATTTCTTCTGCATTGTTCCCTAATCCTGATGAGTCTTTAATACCCAAAAGCATAGGAGACACAACCCTATGAGATACCATTATTTTCTTAGAACTCTCATCAGATAAGAATTGGTATTGTTGGTGTGCATCTGATAATTGTACAGGCTCAATACTAGCAGCAGTCTCAGCATTATCGTTAAAAGAAAGTATAAACTTCCCTGAGTTGCTAGAACCTGCAAATTTTTGGTGTATCTTGTTTTCTATTAACTGTCTTTCCTCCTCATTAGGCACTCCATTGTTGAAGTTAATAAGCATAGAAGGTGCAAGACCATTCATAATATTGTTTAGATGGTAGTTAGATATTTCTTCTTCTAACTCTGCGTACTGCAATCCACCTTGATAGTCTACAGGAGAGTAGTAATAGAATCCTGCTCTGTAAGGCTTAACAAATAAAATCTCAATAGCTTCTTTAGAGAACCCAAACGCAGGTATTCTCTGTGGCTCATCAGATGGCTTTATTTTAGTCCAATCCTTAAAGTAGTAGTAAGCCTCTATATCTCCATCCTCATTGCACTTCTCAGCTCTTAGAGTCTCTACAGGCATATGCTCTACTTGTACAATCTTAGACCTATCCTTAGAATAGATTACTTGCATAGCACAACTTCCCATTAGTTTAAGGTCATATACTAGCTTTCTAGTACAGTCCTTATTAAACAAGGTTTTCATTTGTGCATATTGGTCAGGCTTTCTATTAGAATCTGTAGCATCTAGTCCCTTACCATAAATCATCTCTGAGATACCATTGATAATAGCATTATTAGTAGGAGAACCGTTATATCTGTCTATAAGAAACTGATAGTAGTTATTGTCAGCACCATAAGCTACCCAGTCCTTACCTCTTACCTCAGATACCTTAGGGGAAGTGTAAGTGCTTAGATTAACTATGCTTACCTCTTGCTTTTTATGTACGTTATTATGTACATTTTTATTTATAGCCTTAACTATATTGTTTGCTCTTTTTGTCATAGTATAATGTAATCATTATCAAAGCTATCCTCAGAAATGTAAACGTCTTTGTTTACTGAATAGTAGTCATTTGTATCTTGGTCAATGTCTTGGTCTGTACAGAATATCTTGTCTTTGTATATTACGTTACCTGAAACCAAGACTTTCATATCATAAAACCTACCTTCTGTTAAAGAAAAAGAATGAGTAAGGTTCATATACTCTCCTGACTTACCCAAATCTACCACCTCACTAATCTCTGTGTTGGTGCTATCATCTCTTAGTAACAGAGTACCACTAAGTGCATATTCTCTAGGAATAAACAAGATAGTTTGGTCATCTGTACTTGTAGTTAAGTGTTTCATATATATATAACGTATTATTTATTGCTTTTTGTATTAGATAACAAAAAAAACCCCTCCGATTAAGGAAGGGTCTATTTGTAACTAAGTTTGTAACTAACCTATACTACAGGAGTAGGGTTAATTGGAGTATGAGTATCCTCTAAAGCAGGTGCAGCAGCACAAAAGAATGGTGGTGCAGTTTCCTGAGCAGTAAGAGTTAATGTGAATCCTGATAGGTCTCCCATAGCAGCACCAGTAGCAATAGAACCACCAGTTACCTCAGCTCCGTGTTCTTTACCTACTAAGAAAAAGTTACTATTGTAGTCCTCAATAACTATCTGAGGTCTCCCTGCAGCTAATAATTTGATTTCTTCTTGTGTAGGATTATCTAAATAAGTAAAAGTAGCACTAAGAGTAGACTCATAGAAAGTAGTACCATTCTCTCTAGATGAGTTAATAGCAGTCTCTAAGCTAGAGTTTCCTTTGATTTCATATTTGTAAAACTCCTCTGTACCTAAGAATGTAATCTCTCCTGCAGATGGAGCAAGGGCAGCTACTGCACTATCGTAATTAGAGAAATAGATGTTTTTAAGTCCACCTACTGCACTCTTACAAGGCAATACTCTACCGTTTGTAATTGAACAAGACATATGTTTTAAGTTTTTATGGTTAATTAAAAAAGGGTAGGCAGGCTTCTATGGCTTACCTACCCCTTCTATTTATTTAGTTATTTAATTATGCAGGAGTATAAAGAACAATATCAGAACCGATACCGTACTCTACGCCACTTGTAAATCTCATAATTACTCTTACATTTTGAGAACCATCTAAGTCTCCCATATCTAATACTTTTACTTCGTTGTGGTCAGATAATAAACCAGTACCAAAGAATAAGTTAGATTTCTCAGCAGCTACCATAAAGTTATCAGCTAATCCGTTTGCAACAAAGATTTTTACACCATCAAAAGATAATGCTCCATTGTTCCACCATTGAGTTCCCTCAGCGTTTACACCGTTAGCTCCTAATCCTGCAGCAGCAAATCCACCTAATGCTCTTACATAGGCTCTAGCTACGTTTTGAGATACATATAAGTATAAATCTTCTTTACCGTATAATGCAGAAGGGATAGCATCTACTGCTTTACCCATCTCTGTGATTACGTTAGCAGCAGTAATTGCAGTACCAACTACATCAATTACATCAGCATCAGCAGTCATTTTAGTTACTAATCCGTCAAACTCTCCTGCGTTACCAGTAGCACCTTTCCAGATAGTGTTTTCAGTTTTTTCAGCAACTAATCCTGCAACGTGAGCTACTAAGAAATCAGCGAAAGATGGAGGTAAATTGTCATATACAGACATTCCCATTTCAGCAGCTTCCCAGTCAGAACGGAAGTCTTTTTTACATAACTCAAGGTTCACTTGGAACTCCTCAGGTTGTAAGATTCTCTCAGTTAAAGTAACTGTAGCAGTATCAGTAAAGTCACAAGATGCGTCTTTGATTACGTTTGAATCAGTAGCAACTTTTTTGATTACTTCTTTATACTTTACGTTTGGTTTGATTGTGATACCACCATTGTTTAAGGTAGCACCTGATAATAAAGCAGCAGCAATATATTCATTTGCAAAACTGCCCGCAAAAGTTGTTGTAATGTCGGTTGTTGTAGCCATTTTTATTTAGTTTATTTTATTTTTGTATGTTAGCAATTCTTGCAAATACTCTGTCTTGGATAGACTGTGGTCTGTTATGACCGAATGTTACTTTCTTAGTTTGAACATTCCCCTCAGGATTGTGCTTCAATGGTGCAGCAGCAGGTTGTGAGGATAACTCCTCTTTTACTTGCTCCTCTACGGCAGCCATATCCTCTTTATCCTTAATCATAGCTTTGATTTCTTCAATCATAGATTTAACCTCAGCTAGTTCTTCTTTAGTAGCATAGCTCATTTCTTCTTCTGCAGCCTCTACTTCTTCTTCTACTACTTCCTCAGATGTAGCTTCTTTAATCTCTTTGATGATACCCTCAGCTTCCACAACTAGAATCATTCCATCCTCTAAGGCATACTCTCCTACTGGTAAGGCAATCTTGTCCTCCTCAGTTACGATAAATACCTCAGCCTCAGGAGCGAAATCCTCTGCTTCAATGATAGTACCATTCTCTAGGGTCATTTGAGCTAACTTTGTTTCCTCAGTAGCCTCAGTAGACTGTTCTACCTTAACTTCTTGAGTGTCCTCAGATAATTCAATCCCTAGAACGCTTTTAATTTCTTTTAGCATCTCTAATGGGTTTTTCATATTTATATAACGGTTATTAATTATTATTTTGCATTTTCAGTATTATAACTTAGGTCTTTTGTAGTCTCTATCAATAGCCTTATATAATTCCACACCCTCATTAATCCATTTTTGTAGTTCTTTATATTCAGCTATATCATTAGGATTTACCCCTAATTCTTTTGCATTTGCTTCAAAAGTTTTTGCTATTCCTGTAGCTTCTCTTTCTACAAAATTGTAAATATCATTTCTTGCTTTTACAACATTATCATATTCATTAAAATAGTCTTTGAATTTAGCTTCAAACTTTTCTACTACTTTTGTTGCTTTACCATCAAATCCTTTAAGAATCATCAAAGCACCTTTAATAGCAGTCATATTACCTAACTCTACCTTTTCAGAGGATAGTTCTTGCTTAGTATCTTGAGTATAAAGCTTAGAAAGTCTTTGATTAACATTTTTTTGTGTGTTCATTTTTATTTATTTAAGATTTACGATATATGTTTCCTATTCCTTGTGCCCATAAAGAACCATCACAACACTTTCTAGAGTAGGTGTTCTCATCTTTACATAGACATCCTCTAGAGCTTCCCTTAGGACTTGTATAGCTTGGTGTTTTATCCTCTTTAAGCATAGCTTTGTGTTTTTTGTATAAAGTATATTATGTCCCATATCTTAGCAGTACCGCCTG